CACTGGGTCGAGCGAGAATTGGTCGGATGCGAACCTCAAGAAATTTCTCGAGGCTCGAGCTCGGGGGGTTCTTCCCTTTCCTATAGAGTCAGACTCTAAGGAAACTAAAGAGTTTTATAGACTTAAAATTGAGGAGTTCAAAAAGATCTTCTCATGGAATGATCGATCTGATGTGCCTGCTCTCCCAGACGAACGTCTTGGGATACAAACAGCTATCTTTTCGATCATTTATGTAATGGACTGTGTCCATAAACATAACCTGCGCGTTTTCGAAGACGCGGTGGAGCTCCTTACTGATATCAAGTTATACTTGAGAGTTCGGGAGGTCTCTACCACAGGATCCAAGTCCATATTAAACTTCTTTCAGAGAAACCAGAGACCACGGGTTGCCCAGATTCTAAATGATAATCGTACTCCATTGGAGATAGCGATTTCATACTGGGATGAATTTTCATCTCTGTCATCCCGGATTACTCCGGATCTGACGCGTCCACTCTCAGAGTGGATGCCGAAGAAAGATGATACAACACCGGCAACTGGAATCTTTGCCAAGGGACTTGCCCTTTCACCGTCCCCACAGGCCGAGGCTCTGCGGGCGCCTATACGTGCTATCCTGCGCTCTGTTACAGAGACGACAGGAGTCATTGTCCCTGAGCTTCCATACCAGATTAGATCCGGTACAAAAGGAGGGAAATGGTTAGCTGTACTTCGCCTTGCTGCGAAAAACTATAAGTCAATCGCTGAGATCAGAACCCACTTAGATAAATATCTTCGTGTGGCTAAGAGATCGGTGTGGCTTAGAAGAGTCGGAGGAAGGAAAGAAGTTCTACCTGGGTTCTAGAGGTAGGTCGGTGCCTTGAGGCTTTTCTTGGGTAACCAAGTCAAGCCAAAGAGGTTTAAGATCTTGTTTGGGGAAGCTCATTGGGAGTACCCCGGCAAGCTCCACCGTAGGCTTCCTGGCTGATATCCACAACTATCCTGTCAGACCGTACCGTGCAGTACACGGAGGCGTTAAGGGGTTAATTGCAGTTACTTCTTCGGAAGCCCGGTTTCGCGAGCCGGGGCCCCC